ATTAACAGTAAAAAAACTAAATTTTTTAGATGGCACGACTCCGGAGATATCCAGGACCTAAGACACCTGGCCAAGATCTTCGAAGTTGCAAGACGCTCCCCGGATGTCAATCACTGGTTACCGACTCGAGAAGCTTGGACAGAGAAATACCAGGACCGAGCGCCGTCAAATCTAAAATTAATCTTTTCTATGCCGATGGTCAATCAGGACGCGACGGGCAAGTTTAAATATACTAGCACCGTCGTAACTGATCCTAAAAAAGCAACCTGCCCGGCCCCGAACCAAGACAACGAATGCAAGGACTGTCGAGCGTGTTGGAATAAGAAAGTTAAAAACGTTGCCTATCTGGCACATTAGAATGATTCTAAGGTAGTGAAAGTGTTTAGACATCCAAAATATTATGAAGAGATGCGCAAGCGCGCGAAAAAATTTCAGAAGGAACAAGCGGACAAGCGAGCGAGCGAGCGAGCACGGCGGGTGGGTGGGCCCACGAGCAACGAGCCGGCGAGCGAGCAAGCAAGCGATCAAGCGTCCGATGAGGACTCGAGCAACAAGCGCTGAATGTGATCCCAATCGTTGATTGCGAGGGAAGGTGTTTCGCGGTGATCAAGCAGAAGACCGTGGAGCGAGGAGCTCTTATACAGCTTTATACATTTGAGGGAAGGTATCTGTACGAGTATAAAGTTACGTTTTGTACGAGTTAAGTGAAACAACTTTTGATGCGGACTAAAGCTAATTTTATTACCGGTAGCAACCTTAAGCTCAACCATAAAAAAACCACACTTATCATTGTATCCCAACAAATCTGGTACACCAAAGGATGCCCAAGATTCTAGTCTAGTCCACTGAATTTTAGGTGTATTCTTCTTAATTAATTTCCAAAATTTAGACTCTGGTTTCATCGTACATCGTACATAAATCGTCCGGTTAAATCGTACACTTATTGACTTATAATCGTACATCATATAAAAGTCAACTATGGCTAGAACTCCGGTATTAACTGAACAACAAATTAAATTTGCTACACTATTGGTGTATGAAGCAGGTAGAAAAAGCCCTGCAGAATGTGCCTTTGAAGCAGGATATAAAACTAGACCAAGACAATCAGCATCGGAATTAAGAAATCCAAAGGTATACCCATTGGTAGCAGCTCACATAAGAGAGTTAAGACAAGAAGCTCAAGAGAAGTATGGAATCAATTACCAAAGTCATTTGCAAGAAATGGCAAGACTCCGTGATGAAGCAAGAAAATTAAAACAATTATCCCCCGCTGTGACCGCCGAAAAGAATCGGGGCCAAGTCGGAGGTTTATATATTGACAGGCAAGTTAATATCAACGCCAATGTAGATCTAACTAAATTATCACCTGATGAATTACAGGATAAATTAGATAAAATGTATGATGAGGATATTAAAGATGTTACGCCTGGTAAATCAAAACTAAAAGCATCAGAAGTAAAACAAGACCCTGAATCCGATTAGTCATTTCGTTTGCTCGGCAATATAATTCGTGTAGTTTGTTTGCCGATCTTTTTATTATTTCCATATAATACTCCTTGTGAGTTTGGACCCTTCCTCGGTGGAAGTTGGTTCCATTTTACGTTAGGCATATTCTTAGTCAAGGTTTTATTTTTCATTAATTTTCTCCATTTTTATTATACACCCTTTTGGAAACACATTCCTATCACTAAATAATTCATCATTTGCTTCATAACTTGCAAACGTTCTTACATTCTTTTTATCTTTGTTTAACAAGTATGCGTGAGTTATCATAGTAGATGGCATAAATCCTTCTGCAGTAAATAAGTCTGCGTGCCCGGCATCCCCGGTAATATCAACCCACGTAATTTTGTAGAAGTAATATCTCTTCTTTTTTATAACAACAGATTTATATTTAGATTTTTTAGGACGTCTCATAACAACCCTTATAATGCATAGTGAGATTTTTAGGCAAAAAAGTTTTCAAAAAAACAAAAAGGGTCGCGCACGCAGAGTACATCTGTGCCAAGCCATAATTGCAAAAAAGCCAGTGTTTACACCATTTGTGCCAGGCTGTGCCAAGAGAAATCGATGTCGTGGCACACCTATTATTCGCTAATACCAACACTTCTAATCGATTTTGACCACTGTGCCACCTGTGCCACCATATTTTTTTGATGACTGAAAAAAAACTTTGCCCTAGAATTCCCCTATACACTGGCACACTACTGTTTTTTGGGCACATTTGTGCCACTTTTGATAATTTTATTAACTCCACAGCCGTGAATCTCAAATCTAGCGTATGGTTGCCACTGCTTACGAATCAGATTTAGCTCTAAAATCAGACTCGACCATTGTTTGGGCGTTATGTTTGTCCCTACTATACTCACCTTTTTCATAATCTATACACAATTTACCTTCTAAATGGTCCATCTCGTGTTGTATGCACCTTGCTTCTAAATTGTAGAAGGTCTTTTGTTGTTCATCTCCTTTCTCATCTTTGTAGTTTAGAGTGATTCTAATGTATCTTTTTACTTCACCCTGCTTACCAGGTGCAGATAAACACCCTTCAGAATCTGTAATTGTTTCTTCACTATTTTTCACTATCTTTGGATTTATAAATACTTGTGGCTTGCCTTGGTATCTTGTGCAGTCCATAACAAACATACGAACATCATACCCAACTTGTATTGCAGCTAAACCAATTCCATTGTGTTGATACATAGCTCTAGTCATCCAAGTAATAAGTCTATTAATTTTATCGTCTAGTGGAAAAGCCACGTCTTTACTCACTTTTCTTAAAAATACGTCAGGATATCTGACTAATTCTATGCTAACCAAAGTGCCTCCCAGTCTCCCGGTTGGCACCCGGCCGCGCGTTATCCATAATGGATTCTTTAAAGACCATAATTTTTCTTTGGTCCTGTATAACTTATTGATCTAACCCTTTGTAGGTTTTCGTGTTTTAAAACTATCCTTGCTGGTTCTGGTGCACCAATAATTTTATTTTTTTCTAAGGCAATAAATCTTACCTCTTCAAGATAACCATCTTTAGTTTCTAAATATATTGGGCAGTCTGATATGTTTGTGCCCTTCTCACCATCAGTGAATTTTCCGAGTATTTGTTGTAAATCTCTTACTCTCATTAATCCTCCTCACTATTGATTCTAATAATTCGTACCATTTTTTTCTCCACATCTTCTGTACTTCGCCTTCAGTTTTATTGTATGTATTTGCAATATTATTTAGTCTTCTCATTTCTTGATTTATAGTACTCATCCACCCTCCTTAAAAAGTTATGTTTATATTTTTGGAAGTCACTGCCTTCAACCACAAACTCTTGATAATAATTATCTTTACTACACATCATAATTACACCTTTGGTAATTTGTGTATTAAATAAAATATTATGTGCCATTGCATATGCTGCTAGTTGAGAAAAATAGTCGTCAATCCATTCTCTCTTCTTTGGCTTGTTGGTTTGCTTGAAGTCTATGATAGCGTCCTGGCCTTTGTGTATACCTACTAAATCTGTCTGGCCTGCGTATAAACCAGGATAATATAAGGTACATTCTGTGCCGTAATATTCTGTAACATTAGATAACCCGCTGTTGATAACTTGTAATGCCATATTGTGGGCTTGTTTACCTACATTGGTTTCATCCATATAACCTTGCTCCAGGATATACATCTCAAGAATCTTGTGCATTGCTGTGCCTCTCGCACCGCTCTCATCCACGATCCGCGTCGCTTCGGCCTCTCCCTTCGAAGCTCGCCAGTTGGCCAACGCTTCGCGCTTCTCGGCCGACTGAGTAACATCCAAGATAGTTGTAACACTTGGTAACTTTTCTTTATCAAAGACATAATGACGTTTACCATCTATCTTTTCTCGTTGAGTCTTGGGGTATCTATAACTATTATTCTTCTTCATAACCGTAGCCATCCTTCCTATTTTTATATAACTTACTCCAGGACCACGAATTGAGGCTACCTGAGTAGTGGTATATTTTTTCTAATATATATTTAATTATTTTTTTCACTCGTTAATATCCATCTTACCATTGATGTTGAGGGATCAAATCCATCAAACTTGGCGCTACATCCCACCAACAATACAAAACTAATTATCAGTATTATCTTCATTGTGTACCTTGTTAATTATTAAATAAGTAATGACAGCTCCAACCAGTATCGCAGTTAAACCCATCAATAACATTCCAAATCCAAACGCTGGTGTCATATTAATTTAGTCCCATCTTTTAATTTAAGATCACCAATTTTTTTAGATCTAAAATTTGTTCTATCAAAATGTGTAGTTGAAGGTAAGTCCTTATCATACCAATCTGGATTAATTTTATTTAAGTTCCAGGCCCAGTAAGATCCATCTCTAAACTTACAAACATACCCAGGTATCTTATCTCCACAATTATTTTTTAAATAATCGTATTTAGATTTCTCAATCAACGATCCGTCAAAATCTTGCGGGTTATACTTCTCACGATTCTTTAACTCCATAACGTAGTTCGTATTAATCACATCAATAGAGCTCATCGGGTCAAAGACTCGGTGTATAGGGTCCTTACTAAAAACCGTTTCATTAAGTTCGTGTATCATTTCATTTTGGGTTTTATTCCAACTCATTCAATACTCATCATTTCTTTATATTCAGACAAGTTAATTACCTTGTCATTCCTTACTTCTACAGCATCATAGTGATCTAAAATTTGTTGAATCTTAGGCAATTTTGTATGGGCGTAGGGCCATAAAATACAACACACGTAAAGCGCGTGTCTAAAAGTGCAACGCCATTTGTATTGCATTAAATATTTTGTACCATCTTTACGTAAACCCTTTCGAGGTTTTCGCACCACGGTCCCACAACCTAGAATCTCGTGGACCCAACGGACAACGGATTGATCAGTCATTGTTACTTCCATACTAATGCGCATAGAGTTTGAGTATCTAAACCCTTTACCTTTGTGTTTTTTTTTCTTCTCAGGTCTTCTTGTAAAATAAATACTACCTTCACCATCAAAGAGTCCAGCGATGTAGGCTGCGTGTTCATTCGTTATCGTCATAGAGTATCCGTTCTTTGCCGTCATAATCCATATAATATCCTACAACTTTCTTCTTTCTTTTATATTTTTTTTTGGATTCGATTTTTTTAGATTTAAATTTTGGTGTTCTAAGTTGTTTGGCTACAGGGTTCTTGCTCACTGCAGCCTCGCTGACTCTGCCATTGCCTGCAGCTCCTCTAACGTGGGCTCTTCTAATGGAAGTTCACCTTGAGATTTACATTTATCACATTGGACAATCATATTCTTTGCAATGCGATTGTATCCATTGCCCTTACACTCCGGGCAAATATATTTATGATTAGCTATTTTTATCTTTTCCATTCTTCTTTACACCTTTGTTATCTAGAAAAAATCTAATAAGTCTTCCGATCATTTTAGATCTTGTCCTATTTGTTTTTGTTGCAAGTGAACCCAGTTGTTCCCAATCTTCACGCGGAACAGAGAGTGACTTGTATTTAGCAGGATCTGCCATTTTATACCTTTCTTGTTATTGTTCTTCTCATATTTTAATAACTCTCTTTGGTAGGGCTACCTTGGTAGGTCACCTACAAGCTTTCCCGAAGCGTCCAAGTTCTAATAAATAGAGATTGGTCGGTACTTACAACCACTTCCGGTGTCTTGAGCCAGTAGGCCCTAACCCTCCGGTCCTGTGCATTACACCCGCTTAAGCGTTGTTCTGCCACAAAG